ATTCTATACCGGGGAAAGTTTTTTAAGCTCTGATTAAAAACGCGGGGGGAATAAAAACGAATAAAAAAAAGTATAGTATAAAAAAAATGGTATTCGGTCCTCATGTTACATTGGATATGTCCGGTTGCGACCAGAAGAAACTAAAGAGTTTGGAACTACATTTCAATGTGCTTAATGAACTTCCAGAACTCATTGGGATGACAAAGATTACCCAGCCCTACGTATTTCCCTATCAAGGCTTGGTACCTCAAGATAAGGGTATCACTGGAATCGTTATTATAGCGGAGTCTCATATTTCGATTCACTCCTTTCAAGAGAAAGCGTACTGCTTTGTAGATGTATTTAGTTGTAAGCCCTTTGATACTAGTAGAGCCATTGAGTTCATAGTAGAAGCTTTTGAACCAGTTAGTTATAGAACAAAAATAGTAGAACGCGGATATGACTTCCCACGATAAAAACAACGACGATGACGACGAAAAAAAAAATTGAAACCAATAAAATAATATTATAAAGGTTGAATTGAAACAAAGAACTTACTTATTCAAAGACTGTAATGTCACTACGAAAAAGACCAACAGTATGTAAAGAACCAATCCAAGAACCAATCCAAGAACCAATCCAAGAAAAAAGAATAACAAAAATAGAAGCATTCTATAATGTGGCTGTATGGTTTAAGATTCCTAAAGGAATCACTTTACTCACAGCAAAAGAATCAGAAGAATGTAATTATGAAAAACCTTTCAGCTGGTGTGTTAGATTGGATCAATTAAGTTATATTGATGCTGATGGAAAAACAGTAAGTTTGGGTTACGGCAACGAATGTAGTGATGATAGAAAACACCCTCAAAAGTATGAAGAACACGATTCTGAAGAAGACGAAGAAGACAAAGAAGACGAAGAAGAACACGAATGTGATACTGACTGTGATTGCCCCAGTTTCTGCGATCATGGATTGGAACACTGTAAAGAGTGTGATGGTGGAGACGAAGAAGACGAAGAAGACGAAGAAGACAACTAACTATGATAGGAGATTGAAATATAATTCCAAGACTTTTCCAAGAACTTCCAAGAAAAAAAAAGGGAAACCTTTTTTTTTATTCAAGCCATACTATATAATTACAAAATAAAGTACATAATAATATGATTATATTGTTATATTGTTATATACTTATTATATTCTGATTATTTTACATCAATCGCGAAGCGAGAGACTTTTTACGCCTTCCACCAGTACCCGCTCCAGTACCCGCACCCGTTCCTTGGCCTTCCTCATAGCCGCCAGTTCCATAACCAACAGTGCTCAGACCAGACTTAACAGACCCAAGAAAGCCAGTATCGGGCAGCAGTTTCTTAGCCTCGGACACGAGGGGTTTGGTCTGCTGGTAGATGTTCTTAGCTTTGCTCAGCACATTGGCCAGACCAGAAAAGCTGAATCCGCCCACCATGCGCTGCAGTTCCGAACGCACCACAAAAGGAGCGAGAGGAGCATTGATAATATCTTGCTCGGACAACACACCTTTAATAATGCGAGACGAACCACGGATAGATTCGAAGAACCCAGAGTTAGCAGTAATCACATAGAGCTGAGGAGTCTGTGGGACATCAGAGGTGTTCTTGACTTGAAGATTGAACTGCATCGTGAAATTACCAACCAGCGAGGGCGCTTGTCCTTCTTGAAGGGTGATATCTTGACCCGGTTTCAGAACAACAATACTACCCACGAGAGGGATTTTCTGTCCTTGCTGACGAGCAGTGTAAGGCCCAACAGCTCCGTAGGATTCGCCAGAGCTAACTCCGCTTCCAATCCAAGTAGCCCAGTCCATATCCACTCCGTTGTGGTGAGACATTGCGAACAGCTGTTCCGTTGAAGTTGAGCTCAATAGACCGCTGAAGTTATCAAAGTTAATAGACAGTGGGTTCCTAATATTATCAGCACTTGTTGCGAGGGGCAAATACCAGTCAGCATCGTTAGGAGAAACCACAGATGGCTTAGCATAGATGATGAAAAGGTCTGGAATACAAGGCAAAGTAATCGTCTGGGAGATTATCTGTCCAACAGCACCCGGAGCAATAGTTCCGTTAGAATATTGGGTGATGTAGCGAGGAAATTCCATATAAGGTACCACCGACTTCGGCGGAAGAGGAATGGAAAGTGACGGAGTCAAAAACTGACAATTCACAACAGACTCTTGAAACTGATTGGCTACATTTGTATTGTATGAGATAGCAGTCAATACACGGTCAGCTCGTTGAGTGTGACGAATGATACGACTGGGATCAGCTTGTAAATTCATAATGAGCTGGATGTTGTTAAGACCGAACAGTCCAGTGTCCCACTCATGCTCATCCGAAAAGACGAAAGGAGCGAGACAGATAGGCTCGGTAGTGCGCCATTTGAAATAGATAGTAAAAGGTCCTTGGGCATTATCTGCGCAGACGGGGACACCATTAACAGCGTTGTAACCAGCTCCAGCGAAAGCGGGAGCAGCCGTTCCAAGAGGAGCGCCAGCATCAGTTGTGAAAACCAAACCGGGAAAAGCACCGTTATTAACATTATCATAATCAGTTGAGCCGTTATAAGCATTAATAGGCGAGTTCAGAGAACCATAAGCATCGTTGTAATTCTGATACTTATCCAACTGAGTCGGAGCAGTTCGGCAGATACGATTCCTTTTGTAATCGGCCAGACGGAGGACTTCCTTGAGCACATCTTGAGAGTTGATGACAGAGGTGGTGTCGTTGATAGTAGCCGAGAGAGTAGAGCAGAGAGAGTTCAGAGGGAGAGCGCATAGGGCTAAATCGCGTCCAGCGACGATGAGACTGTCACCAGCAACGGGAGCGGCGGCCAAGTTCAAAGTTGCTTTCATGAACACAGTAGAGCTCCACAGAACTTTACGGTCCAAAAAAACGTTCTCTGAGGGAACGTAGATGTTATAAGTGTGCTGAGAGCTTGTCGCAGCAATTGCATTAAATGGTGCGTTGGTCAGCGATAAAGCTCCTTTCTCAACCGCATATTTGGGTCGGGACTGCACTATACGAGAATCTAAAACTGCAAGCTTTTCAATGTCAGCCATTTCGTTGTTTTTATAATCAGAGGATAGAAATAAAATTTGAAATTAATTAATTCAAAATTGGCTCTAAAATGTCAATCTATAAAATCGTCGGAGGCTCGGAGATATATGTCGGGAGTACAAAAAGTACTTTAGAAGAACGATTCAAACAACATATACAAAATTATAAAGTCTTTAAAAAGGGTAAGCGTAATTATGTTACATCATATGATCTATTTGACAAGTATGGAATTGATAATTGTCGTATAGAACTGATAGAAACCGTAGAAGAAAACCTCAAGAAGAGAGAGGGTCATTATCAAAAAACGATTGATTGTATTAATAAAAGGGTTGAAGGACGTACTAAAAAAGAGCATTATAATGATAATATAGAAGCAATATTAAACCAAAAAAAACAGTATTATGAAGCAAACAAAGATGAAATGAATAATAAAATGAATAAATACCGTATAGATAATAGAGATGCATTATTAAACCAAAAAAAACAGTATTATGAAGCAAATAAAGAAGCAATACTACAGAAGGTATTAGAATACTCTAAATTAAACAAAGAAAAGATACGAGAACGTGGGAGCAAAACAACTCAATGTGAATGTGGTATAGAGCATAGAATATATGATACAAAACGTCACCTCAAATCAAAAAGACATATATCGTATGCATCCAAAGTTAAATTGACTTCTTCCTAAACATCATTTTAAGATTGACCGTAGATAAATTGTACATGTTAATAGGATATAGCTTAGAATCCAACCGACACTTCCAGAACACTCGAATGTTAATGTTCCTAAGTTCTTGCCGAGACGCAGTGAAAGAACTCATTCTGTACTCGGCTGCCGGTGCGTAATAGATGAACTTTCTATAATCGGCTGCGCCGTTCGAACTCGTATCAAGGGCAATATCTGTAATCACTGGCTCAAACGCACTCTGGGACGTTGGGGCTGAGTTTCCAATGTTACTTGTTCCTAACACATTAGGTTGAGATGCGTTTTCAGTTTTAACGGGGATAAGAGACGTTGTGAATACAAGGGCTGAGATAGGAGACCAGAGCGAATCGGTAGAGCCGAAATCTTGGATATTCATCCAATACACTTTTCGTTCTGCTACTGGAACGTATCCAAGAGGAAACACACCGCTATAAGGCGACAGTCTATAATCAGCTACGTTCTGATAGAATTTATTGACGAACTTTATCTCGTATGTATAACCCTCTGCAGCGTGACCATCTGGAAATGTATAGGGAGAACTGGTGTAAGGAGGTGGTGGTAATCCATCGGGAGAGTTAGGAAAAGCTGGATATACAACACCATCGTACGTACTCTCTCCAATATTAATAGTATTCCAGTATATATTGGGGAAGTTAGAGAATATTCCATACATATTCGTACCAAAGAAGAGCCTCATAGTAGGTGATACAAGTTCATAAGCTGCTCCCACTGTAGGTACAATTACGTAAGGATTTAAGCGTTTGCCGAACGCATCACTATCACCGAATATATCAAATTTTTGAGTGTTCTCATTATATATCATTTGTGGAATAGCAATAGTTGCCGTGAAATTTTCATAGGTTTGGTACTGAACGGGTAAGAATTGTTCTGAATTATAATATAGCATAAAATTATCATACGCACTACGATGGGCTACAGCTAATGCTTTATTAACGAGATTGACCCAATGCTGGTACGTCGTAACCCAGTAATAGCGAGTCGTTATATCTTGAATTTCAGTAGGCGGTCGAGGTAGAGGAGCAAGAATGGGATTGAGATTCTCTGGTTCCCATATAATAGGAGTAGGAGGTGGAGCAATATTTGCGGGGGTTATACTAACCTCACCATATTGAAAGACTGTTTGAAACGTCAGAGCGACGGTATATGTTGTTAAATTTATATTAGGTTGTCCCGTCTGGATATTCGGAATGAATAGAGGCAAATCCATATTCGGCCCATTCATCGTGAAACGAATGATACTGAACTCGTACTCGCTACAATCTTTCACTAACGCAGTATCTCGTGTCTCATTGAACTGGATTTGTGGGTCGGGAGCTGCCGTCAAAAGTTGATTGAGGTCATCCGTTCTGTTGTTAATGATATCACAGTTGTAATAGACATAGTTAGGTTGTTCCACGCTTCCTCCACTAATCTGGAAATCGGATTCGAATTTACGGTTCATTTTTATATTCATAACTAATATTTTAATTCACCCTTTTAATTCTTAATCTTATTATATACGACTGCAGCTACGAATTCGTCGGGGCTCATCTTACTCTTATCTAATACTGACTTGTATTTATCTAGTGAGTAAGGTGCGTATAAAAGTCGTACGCAACAATGACGACCGCATGTCGCAATGTTTGGAGATGATTGTTGAAACGGATATGTGTTATAAAAAACTGGCTTCCGGGATTCTCTCAAGAGACGAGTTAAATCGTTATGATTTATTTCAAGCTCTTTCAATCTTTCACTTTCCATTCCTCCTTTAGCGCATTCTGGTTTATCGCCATAGCTATCAAAATATTCTATCTTTTTTGGGTAGTTCATGAGACAAACCCAATGTCCGCTATTTATGGATGTTGTCGGATAGAGTAAGATACATCGACCTTTTCTATCGAATATATCACTACAGTGTTTTACCTTCTTTAATTCTGGGTAATTCCATATTTTAATGTCATCACCCAGTACTTTTTTGATATCGGAATCACTCAGAGCATATTCCTTAATTTTATTCATATCTATTAGGTTAGAAAATTAAAATGTAACCATATAATATAAATGAGTAAGTTCGAACAATGGTCACCTTATGTGGAGTTCGAAACGACTGCAGTTGTAGAATGGATAGCACAAGTGTATGAAGCGACAGAAAACAATAGAAATATATGCCCTCTTCCGATTACAGCCACTTGGAAGTATTTAGGGCCCTCTTACAGTGGTCCAACGGGAGCGACGGGTCCATCGGGAGGAGAACAAGGTAATACTGGACCACAAGGACCGCAAGGACCACAAGGACCACGAGGGGCAACGGGTTCCGCTGGAGAAAATGGAGTACAAGGACCCACTGGACAGACTGGACCAACTGGATATACTGGTCCTACTGGACCCACTGGAAAAAATGGTAATAATGGTATAGACGCAACGGGTGATACTGGTTCGACTGGACCCACTGGTTCGACTGGACCCACTGGACCAACTGGACAAAAAGGTACAGACGCAACGGGTGATACTGGTTCGACTGGCTCGACTGGCGCAACTGGTCCAACTGGACCAAATGGTGATAATGGAATACAAGGACCCACTGGACAGACTGGTTCAATTGGCGCAACTGGATACACTGGACCCGCGGGATCATCTGCACTTATAACTCTAAACGATGCTGGAATGGGTACATCCATTATAAGTTCAAATGTAAATCCTAATTTCTTATTGAAAACTCTTAAAACATCAACTGGACTCGGGATCTCATCAAACTCTACAGAACTAACTTTCACAAATACATCACCCGCATCAAATATAGTCTTAACAACAGCGGGTGTGGGGGCTGGAACAACATCTCTCGTGGCTACTTATACGAACCCTATTCTTAAAACGAAAGGTCTCGTAGCTGGTGTAGGCGTTACATTCACAGATGATGGTAATGATATAACTGTTAATACTACTGGTGGTGGTGGTGGTGGTAATTTCTATCAGTACAAGTTTGATACGAATACTGTTGTACCGCCAAGTTTAGCGGGTCGTGTTAATTTTAAGAATGGGACGTTTGCGACTACTACCAATGTGTATGTAAATCACTTAACAGATGACAATATTGATATAGATTTCTTCTTAGAACAAGTAGGAATAGGTGATATACTCTATTTTCAAGATAAAACCTCATCGCTACAATGGGTCAAATACACAGTCACATCAAGGATCATTTTTCCGAACGACTATGTAGATTTTGGTGTTACTTATGATACTTCAGAAGGTGTATTTTTTCCTAACAATCATGTGATTGTATTCACATCATACGTAGATACAACAACTATAAATGGAAGGCTAGACGCATTAGAACAAAAAACCATTTATCAATCAACGCCTACGTTGAATCAAACGAATTTTGCTGGGACAGTCTATGCGGATACTTTTAAAACAGTGACGGGCGCGTCCTACCAGTATTTGATGGCCAATGGTACAACAAGTGGATTAACATCTATTACTACGAGTGGCGTTGGGACATCACTTATATCGCAAGGTGGAAGTCCAAATTTTCAGTTGAATTCTTTAGCCGTTGCTACTGGACTTTCTTCTAATTTGGCGGGGAATACGATTACTCTAACCAATAGCTCGCCCGCTTCAAACATTTCCATCGCATCCTCGGGTAGTGGTACGACTCTCTTGAATTCAACGACAAATCCGAATTTTTTAATGAAAAGCTTAGCTGTAGGAACGGGACTTTCTCTCAGCACGACGAGCGACACGATTACACTCACAAATACAGAAACCGCTTCGTCGCTGTCAAATGCGGGTGCGGGGACGACCCTTGTTGTAAGTGGTACAGCCCCATCGTTAAGTGTGAAGTCCCTATCAAGTGGTACTGGAATTACTTTGTCTGATGTGTCTTCTAACTTACAAATTATAAACTCGAGCCCCGCAAGTGATATAACCCTATCAAATGCTGGGACGGGCACATCTATACTATCAAGTACTGCTAATCCAACATTTTCTACCAAATCTTTAACGGCTGGGACGAATATCACTTTTACGAGTACCGCAAATGATATTACTATCAACTCAACGGGTGGTGGCGGTGGTACTTACACTTTCGCAAATGGTGGTTCTGGTACGACTCTTGTTTCAAGTACAAGTACTACAACTGACTTCAAACCAGTAAGTATAACTGCGGGTGCGAACGTCTCTCTCACATCAAGTGGAACGAATATCGTAATAGCCGCATCGGGTGCGTCTGGGACTAATACTCTAAGTATAACGGCAAACGATGCGGGGACATCCAATGTGTATCCCGTTTTTGCTGCAGCGGTGACGGGTACTGTAACGTCTCTAAGTACAGATGTTGGTTTAGTATATCTACCAACCTCTAACAAATTAACAACTACTGAGTTTAACGGTGCTACTTTCACGAGTACTACTGCTATTCCAGCTATTGGTTTTGTTGGAGCAGCAACAAGTGCCTCTAAAGTTCAAACGACAGATTCATCTGGTGCTACAAGTGCTTATTTCCCGACGTTTGTAGCACAATCGATAAATTCTAATCAACAGATAGTTAATACAGATAGTGGTTTAACGTACTTACCATCAGCAAACAAATTAACAACTACTGAGTTTAATGGTGTTACTTTCACAAGTACTACTACTATACCCGCTATTGGATTTGTTGGAGCAGCTACTTCTGCTTCTCAAATACAAACAACAGATGGTTCTGCTTTTACAAGTGCCTATTTTTTGACATTTGTAGCTATTTCAGCAAGTGCTAATCAACAGAATATTAATACAGATAGTGCTTTGACGTATGTTCCTTCTACTAATACATTAGGTTCTGCTGGTAATTCCAATTATACGGGAGCTCTTTTCACAAGTAGCAATGTAGCCCTTACTGCTGGGTTCGTAGGGACGGCAAGTAGAGCTTTAGAAATAGCCCAGACGAATATTGAATCAGCTACTTCTACTTATTATCCATTGTTGAGTCCATCATCTGCGTCTTCTACTACTATAAATCCATCAGAGCCAATGAATGTTGATAGTGGTTTGTCTTATACCCCTAATACCAATACTTTAACGGCTACTACATTTACTGGGGCTCTAAATGGAACTGCTTCAAAAGCGACGAATATAGTTGGGGCTGGAACGAATCAGTTGGTAATCCAGACGGCAACAGATACAACAAGTACGAGTGCTTTAACGAATGGTGCGTCTGGTACATTCTTAAAATCAAATGGTGCTACATCTCTACCGTCTTGGATCGCTTCTTCTACATTGGGATTTCAAATGTCGTTTGGTGGTAGAATCGTAGCACTCAGCGATTATCTAACACCTAATAGATGGGCTGATGCGGCAGCGGCTCAACTTACTGGTGTATCGTATTTGACGACGTGGCGTTGTCCCGTTGCTTGTAATATTGTAGCTTGGTCTTCGGCAGTTCAGACGACTGGGACTGCATCATTGACAATTAATATTGCTGGTATTGCTGGGACTGCTATATCTGGTGTAGCATCAAATAGTACAAATAGTGGAACAATTACCGCCAGACCCGTTGCTGCTACTGACTCTATAGAATGTAGAATCGGTGGGGCGATTTCTGGTGCGACGTGTATCACATTGTACTTTACTTGATACATTAATCTAATAAAAAAATACGAAATATTTAT